CTATTGGCAAAAAAAGATGAGAAAAAGCACTGTGCGGTGCAGAGAGGAATGCAGAGAGGAATGCAGAGATTGATGCCCTCTTTCAACACGCCTTGACGATTGAGGCTTAACATACACTGAAAAGTAACATCTAGAAACTAGAAAACCCCACTCTAAAGTTCCTGTAAAGGTTCTCTAGGTGGGGTTTCTTTGTTTATAATGTACTTACTAAGTCTTCGTAACCTCCTATCAAGTCATTATCTTTGAAAATTACTGGTACAGTTTTAAATCCAGTAAAGATAAGGCTTGCTTGAGCTTGCACGTCTTTTGAGATATCCACATAGGTATACTCAAGACCCTTCCTTTCCAGTAGCTTCTTAGCTTTAGTGCAGTAGCTACATGTAGGCTTGCCATAAATAATGTACATTTAAGCCTCGCAGGTTACACAAGATTTCTGAAGGAACTGTTGCGCTGCGTTGGTACTGTGATGATAATACAATGTACAAATCCCTAGTTCCCAAGCATGGATAACAAGCTTGTTAAGCTCTTTAGGTGTTGTTGAAGTTGGTAGCATCAAGTTTAGTGATTGCGTTTGGTCAAGAAACTCCTGACGAATTGCAGCTTGTTCAACAACAGCGTAAGGATTAATCTCACTAAACGTTAGAAACACTTCTCGTTCATGTTCAGTAAGGAATTCCAAGTGTTGCACACTACCATCGTGCTTAGCAATATCCAGCCACACCTCTTTCGTATTCATACCGTGCTTAGTCAAAACTTCTTCTAGGAACTTATTCTTAATCTCAGCCTTAGCCTTGGCAAGGTCTTTGATATAATAGTTACTCATCAAAGGTTCAATACTTTGACTGACTTGTCCCAAGATGAATGCGCTAGATGTGGTCGGAGCCAAAGCGTTCAGGGTAGAATTCCGGCGTCCATAGCCTTTAAGAATCTCAGGCTCACCAAACATCACAGCAAGTTCTTTCGACGCTTTATAGGACTTTTCCTGTAGGAGTTTTGAGGATTCATACGCAATCTCCATAGCTTCTGAGGATGCAAAAGGAATCATCTTTGACTGCAAGTAAGAGTGCCAACCTAATTGACCAACTCCCAATGCACGATGCCTCTTAGCGAACTTATAAGCACGTTGCATATATTCGAAAGTAAGTTTATCAGCCTTTGAATCACTATCACGAAAACTTTCAAGCTTCGTAAGAAACTCTGTCATAACAGCATCGAGCAGATACACTAATGTTTCAATTACATCTGTGTCTTTCAGTTCATCGTAATGGAGCATGTTAACGGATGCTAGATCACATACAAAAGACTCTTCACCACTGGTGGGTAGAAGTATCTCAGAACAAAGCTGTGAATGGTTGATAGGCATCTTCAGGTCTTTATAAACATCGACAGTGTTACGTTGAACATTGTCATAGAAGAAAATGTAAGGGTAGCCTACCTCTGTCCGTCGCTTCAGAATCTTAGCCCAGACTTCACGCTTGTCAGTGTCCCCATCAATCATAGCCTCAAGCCATTTGTCTGTCACTGTAACGGCTGTTGTGAGTGACTGTATAGGATTCCCTTCAGTACCAATATCAAGGAACTCATGGATATCACCATGCTCTACAGGAAGATAAGGGGCGAACCTACCACGCCTTGTAGAACCCTGTGAGATTACGTCAGTGACTTTCTCAAATAGCTCCATGAAGTGGACAGCGCCAGATGATTGTCCATTTTCACTAATCTCTGAACCCCTGGGTCGAATATCACCAAAGTATCCAGCGGTGCCCCCTCCCATTTTACTCATCATGCCAACTTCGGATTGTGAGTAGAGAATACTTCCAACATCATCATCAATATGGCTCCCGTAACATGAGATAGGAAGCCCACGCTTCTTTCCGAAGTTAGCCCAGATAGGACTTGAGAGTGAAATCCAACCCTTTCCCATGTAGTCATACAGTTTATCTGAGAATCCCCCGATGCCCAGGATAGACTGCGCAGTGTCACAGATATGACGAATACGCTCTTTAGGGTCTTCGCCTTCTGACAAGTAACCCTTCTTCAAGAACTCTTCGGACTCTTTAGTCAACCAATTAAATGACATTGTATCTCCTTTAAAATAAATCATTACTGTCAAAAGACTGTGAGAACTTCGTATAGTTTACCGGCTTGTTGCTGAAGAAGTCCGTGTGCATTGTAGAGTTATTCTGTAGATCAAACCACAACGTCTTTTCCAGCAAACCTTCATCAACTTCAAACACTTCTTTGAAACCAGCCTGTAGAAGCCCCATATTGAAACGGTTCTTGATGTACTCAATTACTGAATCCTTACTCAGGTAACTAAGTTCACCCTCTTCAAAAATCCACTCTACAATTGAACTCTCAGCTTCAAAGGCTTCCATCACCATATCTTGCACATGAAGTTCAAGTTCCTCTGTAAACCACTCAGGATGCTCCTTGCGAATCTCATTGACGATTGCACATCCAAAGTTATTGTGAAGCTGTTCTTCTAGAGATGTAGCGGCGATTACATTGCTCATACCCTTCAAGACAGACTTCTCTTTATTCATCGTAGAGATGATTAGGAACTGACTGAACAAACTTACATTCTCAATGAACAAAGTGAACAACAACACAGACTCAAGATAGTCTTGATTACTGTCACTCTTAGATTTAGCCAGTGCTTTCTGAGCGTACTCCACACGCTTCTTGATAGCAGGTACTTCTAAGACCTTTTCAAACTCCTTGTTAAGGCCGAGAAGTTCTAGTAGGTGAGAATATGCACGGGAGTGACGGCAATTCCCAGAGATTGCAACTCTCTTATTGCGTCTTGTGACAATATTACTGTCTGGTACAGTCACACAATACACAAAACCACTGTAATCAATATCTACACGCTTGGGGTAAACCGTCTTATCACTCTTTCTAATAGAAACAGCGTAGCAGTCATCAGGACCCTGTGTCGTCATTGACTGTTCACCAGTAAGTTTCATACCCTTATCGACATTAAAGCCGCCCAGGGTTCCTAGCGCCATAATCTTATCAACAGCAGCTTCATTTGTGTTGTAGTACGTGTAGCTACCCTGCCCGATATTACAAGATACACCCCAATGCATTAACTCTTCAAAGAACTTTTCACAGTAACCACTACCTGCTTCGGATAGGTTGATAAAGCCAAAGCATTTAATGTTAGATGCACTTTCAACATCTTTAGGTAGTTTGCCGATTATGGTAGTAAGTCCACCACCCCCTTGATGTTTGTAGTAATCAATACCGGTAGCATTAAGGATTTCGGTTAGGCGCTCAACCTTACGCTGTTTTGATAAGTTGAAACTAAAATCTCGTCGCCCCTTCCCTTCTTCAGATGGGGTCTCTCCTAACAAACAGTCAGATGACTGTACAGCAATAAGCAAACGGTCAACGTCTGTAAAAGCCTTGGCGCCTGTCTTGTAACCAGAAGTAGGATAACGGTAGTTTCTACACCAAAGACCATCTTCAGACTTGCGCTTTTCGTAGTAATCCTTCTGAGGGTGCATTGCAAGAATTTCATGACGAGGCGTTACACAAATATCTGTACCTCTCGACTGATACAAGTGCATCTTACCTTCGTGATACCTCTTAATATATCCAGAAGGTTTTACGAAACTTACCTCCCCAGTCTCCATATTGTACTGAGCCACTTCCTCAGTCTTGTCTAAATCCTTGAAATACTTCCAACCATCCTCCGTCAATACTTCGGTATCATCAGAGAAGCATTCGCTCTCGGAAAAACTAGCACCGACCTCTTGAATCTCCGGCTTAGACATCCTATCACCAATCTTTCCCCAGAATGTCTTAACAGCGACTTCCACTTGTGAGATAGCCAACATCGAGCGCTTAACAGCTTCTTTCTCATGTGGCAAGAGTACCGCTTTAAAGTCCTGGATATCACTTGAGAAATTAAACTCAGAAACAATCCAGTAAGACTGTTGAATCGCGTCTACATAACTCGCCAAATGAGGATACTCAAAAGGCTTGTAAGCCGTCCGTGGACGGAAGATGTCAGGCATGTGTTTATCACGGTAAGTAATATACTCACGAGCTACTGAGAATGCCTTAGCATCCATCAAACCATCTTCTACAAGTTCATGTACTTCATCTACGTGCGGTAACTCTCCTGTGCCAATGTGGTTCTTCACAAAAGAGACTACGGTATCTTTGAGATATTCATCTTTAACATCTGTTCGAGACATTGCCAAAGCAATAGCACGTTTGATCTTATCATCTTGGAAGTTCTCAATACTTCCATCACGTTTCTGTACTTGCATAAAATCACCATTTAGCATTGTTAGGAATCAGTTGTCGATGTTGAATAAAACCACAAAAGTTACCAGACCATACGTTACAAGTATTATTAATATCCGTATCTAGCTTGACGTGCGTGATACCATCTAGCAAGTCCCAACTACTCCCATCATAATCCAGAGAATCACGACCTCTCATAGGTGTAGCTTGGTGTTCAAAAGGGCTAGCATGTACAGGTGTACTCTCAACCAACGTTTCATAAATCTTTAAAGCTTTCTTTAAGCTAGTATCAGACTTCCTAAAACTTACTTGGGCACAACAACTGGCAGACACTTTAAGCGCATCTTCAAGGCTTAGAATAATATCCCCGTCATGTCCATCGTCAATGTAATAAAGAAGCTCGTCAGAACCACCTTGCATGTGACCTACATAAGGCGTGTGCCATTCACCAGGAGAAAGTGTAAAGGGTTCAGACATCTCACGCGCTTCGTGCATACAATCTGAAAGCTCTTTAATCTCCGGTTGAGCATCTTCATGAGAGCGTAGCCAGAAGAAGTTTTCAAACTCTGTAGCTGTACAGACAACCTTCATAAACTGGAAGGGTTCATTGATGCGGTTGATAATCTGTTTGTGCAAGCCCAGGTCTTCAGACATAAACTCGCACATCTCACCAACTCCATCGGCAATATCTTTCCAGTAAGATAAACAGTCTTCGGGGTCTTCGTGTTCCTCCGTAGATTGCATCCCTGGTTTGTTTAAACCCCAATAAATAGGGGCTGCTGGGTTGTTGCTTACTTGTTCTACAGTCTTCTCAATAGGGATTGCACGACTACTGGCAGCGTTCCTTGATAGCAGGCGGTGAGTCATAAATTCAGAATGAATGAAGCGTGGATACTCCAACTCATAAGTAGTAATACGTTTCCCTGTAACACTTGAAACACTGTCTGCAATAATAGTAGCAGAGATACCGCCCTTACCTTCCAATTTAATCATCTGCGTACTCCATCTCTAGGATCAAATTCAAGTAGTGTATTGCTTTCTCAATATCTTCCTTTCCATTCTTACTTTTATGTCGAGTAACGTACTTGATAACATTACCTTCTAAGTAAGGCACCTTGTTAGCATGAATATACTCGATAGGCTGAATAGCGAGTAATTTATAGTGGCCCCCTCCTACTTGAACATCCGTAGCTTTACTCATAATCTTCTCCAGAAATATACAATCCACTGACCAGTTTACGAAGTTGCTGTTCGGGGTCTACAAAGCCCACGCCTTTAAGAATCTTATATGAACTTGTCCCATCAGTTTTAGCGCCAAAAACTACGTAGCCGTCACCCTGTACTTTGTATCCAACATTACGATAACTCTCGTTTCCGCTGTATTTCTCCACTGAACTCTCAGCTTCTTCCTTACTCACAGGGAACTTGCTCAAATTACTGTTTGCGACAACTTCAAAGGCTTCATCAATCTGACAAGCATCCAAGCCCATTCGATACAAAATACCAATGGCGGTTACCACTGAATCAACACAACCATCAACAATCTCAGCAGCTACCTTAGAAGTTTTTGTAGCGGATAACTCCCAGCTTTCGGCAATATCATCTAGCAAGAAAACAGCATCCTCAATCTCCTTAGCTTCTTCAGCGAAGATTCCCAACGCATCCATCATATTCTCAGGAGAGAAGCCGACGGGTGTCCCCCCTAGCTCGTTGAAGCGTACTGTCTTGTGGACAATGCTGTTCATTTAACCCTCCGTTTAAGTAGATACATTGTAGGGTAATTCTACACACTATGTCAATAAAAAAGCTGCACTAGCTTTCTTCAATGTACTTGATAGCGCCCCTGAGAATATCAGCATTTTCTTTTGAGAACCCCAGCACAGAGTTACAAGCATTGCAACAGGCACTCCTCAGGACACCAGTGGTGTTATCATGCTCCATTACCAATGTACCAACGTCGTCTTGATGCCCCTTGCAAATGGCACAGCGGTAGTCCTGACCTTGCAAGATAGATTGGTAGACTCGTCGTGTGATTTTATATCTACGTCTGAGGTCAGAGTTATGCTTCTTCTCACATGCGTAAGCCATTAATTCATAATCTCCAGTTGTTTAACCAGGGTTTCACTAGAGTCTACCTCATCTAAGTCCCCACGTTTCTTACAAAGCCAGCGATAGCCGTGTTTAGTAGCCCACTCACCATGAGATTGTTTAGTTCCATCCTTACGCTTCTTAGCAAATGGAAAAGGTGTTTTACTATTCTCGAAGAGAAAGAAGAACTCAATGGATTCACAATTACTGTCTTTGAATACATACCAGTCTTCTAATGCGTCCCTTGTGAAATGGTAACGTCTACCATCTGCACTATCTCTCAGGCGACCCTTTGCCTCAACTACGAACATCTTTTTACCGTGTACAAACATAAAGTCGAAATGGTAATCGTGAGGCACGTTGTAAGGGATCAACTGACCCCTCTCGGGGTGGTGTTGAGCTTCCTTAAGAGGTCCGTTTGCAAGGTCATACTCAAGCCATGAATCAAAACCTTTGGGTAGTTTAGTATCCCTCTTTGGAAAGTAACGTTTTCGTTTAGCCAATTAAACCCCCG